ACCGCAGTTACCGTACCTTCTGATGTTAGCATATATGGTGGTTTAGAAGCCATAGAAGCCCAAGCATATGGTATTGCAGAAGATTCTGGATATTATATTACAGAGGGTGGACTTAAGTGTAAAAATTCTGGAATTCCTTTAGTTTATGGTGCAAGTGGCGTAACAAGGTTAGAACCAGATACAGATGCTTCACTAATTGTTCCTGGCAAAGGATTTTTAAATCAAAAGGGACAATACAATGACTATACAGTAGAGTTTTGGGCAAGAATAAATGCCAATACTTTAACTCCTAAAAAAATTTTTGGACCAATTGCATCAGAAGATGGTCTATATGTTGAAAGTGGATTTTTAACTTTAGTCATTGGGGATCAATTTGCTTCTCATTTCGTTGGTGAATGGTTTAGACCAATGCTTATTCATATACGTTTAATTAAAAATGCAGCATCTTTGCTTATAAATGGTGAAGAAGTTCTTTCACTATCAATAAATACAGAAAATCTTGTTTTACCAGAAGAACTAGACGCCTATGGAGATAATCAGGACTGGCTAGGATTTTACGCATACGCAGATGTTTATCCATTTGAAATTGATTGTGTTGCTATATATTCTTATCAGGTTCCAATTACTGTTGCAAAACGCAGGTGGGTTTATGGTCAAGGGGTTGCTTCTCCAGAAAACATTAACTCATCTTATAGTGGAACAACGGCTTTTATAGACTATCCATTTGCTAACTATACGGCAAATTATAATTATCCAGACTTTGCAAGGTGGGATCAAGGAACTTTTGATAACCTTGCTACGACTCCAACAAGTTTAAGAACTCCACAATATGTTTTACCAGAAATATTTATTGGAACAAAAACATTACAAGAACTTTATGATGATAATAAATATATACAGGATAACGAGTCTGGTCCAGCAATTAGCGATAAATTCTTATCTTTTAAACCAAACAACACCTGGAACTCAATAAACTCATATATTAATTTCCCTAGATTTAATTTATTATCTACCCAAGTAGAAAGTTTTTATGGTGTATTTAGTTCTCATAATCTTGCTTCAGAAGAGATGTTATTTAAACTATATAATCCGCTAACTGGAGACTATTTTACAATTATAAAAGATGCAGATGAAATTAAATACTCTTTGACTTATAATGGAACAACAGAACTATTATTTACGTCTGACCCAATCACATCAAATCAACTTTTTGCAGTTGGCTTTAATCTAACGACTCTTGTTAATGAGTTTGGAAATAATGTTCCAGCATTTTTTGGAAATCAAAATGCTCTAAGAATGTATGCTTGTGGCGATGAGTCTGGAAATTATACCTTTACAGGAAGACTTTATTCAATTGGAATTTCTACTGCTCAAAACTCTTCAAATATATCTGATAGTTTTGACGCAGACGGTATAGTAGTAATTGAAGATGGACAATTATTAATTGATCATACTGCAAGTTACACACTTTTACCTTCAGAGGCATATGAAAAATATTTTCTTGATATTGGAGTTGCAGGATACTGGGAAGACTATCTTCCACTATCATATTTTGGTCAGTTTGTAGAAAATGCTCAAGGCGAAAAGTTTTACGATTTAGATTTTTTACAATTTAATATTGGTTATCCAACAACCACATCTTTACTAGAAGATTCAGGATCTTTGGAGATGTATTATGATACAACTGGGGCACAAATAAAAAGTTATGTCACTTTTCAGTATCTAATTGATGGTGCAAATATTCCAACAGACTTTGAAAACCAAGAAACTCCAAATGAATATAAGATTGTTGATTTATCTAATTATCCAGATTGGGAAACAACAAGGTTTGAAATATTAAATAATACACTTATTTATCCAGTTAAGGATGTAGACTTTAATAGATTAGCCATTGTATATAGTCTTGAATTTAATAGCCGTGGTATTTTAAGTAAGCCAATTTTACTAAATAGATTGCAGTTAACATCCCAAGCATTAAATGATAACTCTAACAATCCTATTGGAACAAGATTTGGAGTAGACTTAATCCCATATAAAAGAAATGGTGTCTATTATAGTTATAAAACTAAAAATCCATTTAGTATTTATAAAGAAAGCACTCCATATTTATATTTAACAAAAAATTCTGGCATAGAGGTTCGTGGAGAATTAAATATATTAGAAAATCGTGGCCTATCCTTACCAATTAATAAAGAACTTTCTACATTTTATAGAGTAAGCGCTATGCAATTATGGGCAAGATATGATCAAAATACCTTCCCCGCAGCAGCAACTGAATTATTTGAAATTAATCACAAAGATGGAGCCATTAAGTTTTATATTCAAGCAAATAGTGCAGATGCGAATAGAGGCAAGATTTTTGCTTTAAACGAAAATGGAGTTGAATATAATGGCCTTTCATTTTATTTAAATGGTACTCTTGTTCGTGAGCCAGTATTGTCACTTAAAGAGTGGTCGTCAATTGGTATTTCATTTTTGACCCCGCTTTCTTTTAACTCATACCTTGGAAATATTAATATTACAGGCCCAGCATTATTTAATAATATTGCTTATTATCAGGCAAGCAGTTTACAAGAAATTGAAAGTAGTACAAGAAGGCCTTGGTTTAAAGTATTAACAGACGGAGTTACAACTTTTGATTGGCAGTTCTGGTTTAATAACTTTACTTGGGACGGAATGCTTGTTATTGGCTCTTCACAATTTTATGGCATTAATCCATCTGATATTTATAAAACCTACATTGGAACTAATAAGATAATTATTGATGATGGCGAAGGTCTTATCTACCAGCCCGAAAAATTGAAGGTATATGCAGAAACAGAATGGTCAACCACTGTTTCAACACCAGTATAATCTGCTATACTTATGGTTATGGAATCATTAATAAATCCAAAAACTGGTAAACCTTATGTACAAAATGTGCGTCGTAAAGTAATAGATAAGCACTATGACTGGGGTTTATACGTATATAAGAAGTCAAATGGTAAGTGGTTTTCAGATGAAACTGGCTCAGTTTTAAACATTCCGTCAGATCGTGGAGACATTTCAAAGATTTCTGAATTAAAAAAAATGGCTATTCATTATGGTGATGATGGTTTGGGCGAGGCTGTTTTTGTTCCTGGATTAACCAGAGTTAGTGAAGAAGAGTACTCTGAACAAAAAGAAAGATTAAAAGAAGGTTTGATTCCTTCAATGAACGACTTGGGCGCTTGGCATGCTGCTCAGCAAACATTAAATACACATGGAAGAGATGTATACGAAAATGGCTGATGAAGAATATGTTCGTGTAGGACTTAACACACAAGAACGTGATGAAAATATTTTTAAATCTCAAGATCCTTTTAATAAGTCTTGGGATCAACTAAAAGATTATTTTGGTCTTGATCAAAACTTTCGTCGTAGAACAAACCGTAATATAACAAAGGCTACAGGTTTAGAAACAAATCAAGCATATTTAGATGCTGCTAATACAACTCCATCAGGGGTGGATGCAGGATCAAAGGCTATCAATCCTGGCACGGTATATAGAAATGGCTATGGACTATTTGATGTAATTACACCACCATATAACATGTATGAACTAGCAAACTTCTATGACACATCATTTGCTAACCATGCTGCTATTGATGCTAAGGTAGAAAACGTAGTTGGGCTTGGTTACCGCTTTGATGTAACAGATAGAACAATGTTAAGGTTTGAAACAAGTGAAGATCAAGAAGCCGTTGGTCGTGCTCGTCGTCGCATTGAGAGAGCAAAGATTGAATTACGTGATTGGCTAGAAAACCTTAATGATGACGATAGTTTTACAAAAACAATGGAAAAGGTTTATACAGATCTTCAAGCAACAGGCAATGGCTTTATTGAAATAGGTAGAACTGTGTCTGGAGATATTGGATATGTTGGTCATATTCCAGCAACTACGGTTCGTGTTCGTCGTCTTCGTGATGGATTTGTTCAAATTATTGGTCAAAAATTAGTTTACTTTAGAAATTTTGGGGCTAAAAATCCAAACCCAATTGGAACTGATCCAAGACCAAATGAGATTATTCATCTTAAAGAATACTCACCTTTAAACACTTTTTATGGAATTCCAGATATTATTGCTGCAATGCCCTCTCTTATCGGAGATCAACTTGCCTCACAATATAATATTGACTACTTTGAAAATAAGGCTGTTCCAAGATACGTAGTTACCCTAAAAGGTGCAAAATTATCAGGAGATGCTGAAGATAAGATGTTTAGGTTTTTACAGACTGGGCTTAAGGCTCAGTCTCATAGAACTCTTTATATCCCACTTCCTGGCGATACAGACTCAAACAAAGTTGAGTTTAAGATGGAACCAATTGAAAATGGGATACAAGATGGCTCTTTTAAAGAATATCGCAAGCAAAATCGTGATGATATTTTAATTGCACATCAAGTTCCTATGTCTAAACTTGGAGGAGCAGATTCTGGAGGTATTGCAGCAGCATTATCACAAGATCGTACCTTTAAAGAACAGGTGTCTCGTCCAGCCCAAAGACATCTTGAAAAGATTGTAAATAAGATTATTCGTGAAAAAACAGATATTCTTGAACTTAAATTTAATGAATTAACTCTTACAGACGAAATTGCTCAATCTCAGATTCTTGAGCGTTATGTAAAAACACAAGTAATGACGCCAAATGAGGCTCGTGAAAAGTTAGATTTGCCACAAAGAGCAGATGGTGACGATCCATTTGTTATGTCTCCAAGACAAGCAACAGATGCTAGAGCAAATTTGGCAGGGACTCGTCAAAGAGATTCAGAAAGACAAAATAATAACTCCGATTCAACTACAACAGTATCTGGACGTAATGCACAAGGTGAGGGTAGAGCGTCTCAATAGTTGAGAAATTGTTATAAAGCAATGCTATAATATAACAGTTATGTTAACAAACAAGGCTCATTGGGTAACTGAAGGTGACAATGTTCGCCTATCAATGCCTATCGGTAAAATAGACGTTGAACGCCGTATGGTGTCAGGTTTTGCAACGCTTGATAACGTTGATCGTCAAAACGATATCGTAACCACAGAGTCTAGTATAGAGGCATTTAAAAATTTCCGTGGCAATCTTCGTGAGATGCACCAGCCTTCAGCAGTAGGAAAGATTGTTTCTTTTAAAGAAGATAAGTATTTTGATCCAAATGATAAAAAGTTTTATAGTGGAGTCTATATCTCTGCATATGTTTCTAAAGGTGCACAAGATGCATGGGAAAAGGTTTTAGATGGAACATACACTGGTTTTTCAATTGGTGGAAACATTAAACAATGGGATGATGCTTATGATGAAAAAATGGATAAAACTGTCCGTGTAATTAAAAATTATGAACTGCATGAATTATCTTTAGTTGATAATCCAGCAAATCAGTTTGCAAATATTGTATCTATTGAAAAAGTAAATGGTCAAAATGTTGTTGGTGGATATTTATCAAAAGCAGAAATTGAAAATGTATTTTGGGATGCAGAAAGTGGTATCGTAACACTATCTGATTCAGAATCAGCAATAAGCCCAGTTAATGGCAATAAAATGCAAAACATAGGTTTCGTAGAAAAAAGTGATAAGAGTAATGTAGAAATGATAAAATTCTTAGTTGATAGTGCTAAAGGCATTAGTACAATTAAGATTACTAAGGAGGTAAATCCAATGACAGAATCAACAGAAACAGCAGTAGACGCTGTAGTTGAAAATGCAGAGGTTGCTCCAGAGGCACAACCAGCAGAAGTTGTAGAAACTCCTGCAGTTGCTGAAGAAGTTGCCGTTGCTGAAGTAGCACCAGCAACCGAAGCAGTTGACGGTGGTGCAGACTCTCCTGTTGCAGAAGCAGCAGTAGAAGTAGAGAAAGTGCAAACTGCAGTGGTTGATCCAGTTGCAGAAGTTAAGGAAGAAGTTGCTAAGGCAGTTTCAGAAATTAATACTTCTCTTACTAATGCCTTTGGCGATCTTGCTGCAACTATTAAGACTCTAAATGAGCAGGTAGCAGCAGTAACAAAGTCTCTTGATGCAGTGACAACAGATGTTAACAATATCAAGGGTAACTTTAATGAGTTTGGCAAGCGAGTAGATCTTGTAGAAAAAGACACCGCTTTCCGCAAGTCTGGCGATCTAGGCGAGATCGTGCAGGAATCACCACAAGTGGTTCAAAAATCCCTATGGGGCGGTCGTTTCCTCACATCAACCGACCTATTTAACTAAGGTAATATATCACTAGGAGGTGAAAAATAATGTCGGAACAAAACACAAATCTAGAAAAGAACTATCCAGGATCAGGTGACGGTGCTGAAATCAACTCAGCAGGCTCATTAGTATCTGGTGGTGTTGGAGGTGCAACAGGTCTGAACGCTGCAGCGCAATCTGTAGGATCAGAACTTGGTAACACAGCAACAGCAGGCTTTGGTGTAACAACTGGAGACAATGCTGTAAATCCAACAGGAGCCGCTGGTGGTATCCTAAATCCTGAACAAGCACGTCGTTTTATTGACTACGTCTGGGATGCAACAGTTCTCGCTAAAGATGGCCGTAGAATTACCATGAGAGCAAACACCATGGAAATTGAGAAGGTCAACGTTGGAGAGCGTGTTATCCGTGCAGCAGCACAGGGTAGCCCAAACTACACCAACACTGGCGCTACTTTTACTAAAGTAGAACTTACAACCAAGAAGATTCGTCTTGATTGGGAAGTAAGCACAGAGTCACTAGAAGACAATATTGAAGGCGGTGCATTAGAAGATCGTTTAGTACGATTAATGACTAACGCATTCGGTAACGATATTGAAGACCTTGCCATTAATGGCGATGGTGCAACTGGAGACTTCTTGTCTATTATGTCAGGCTTCGTAAAGCAAACTCGTGGAACAGTAGGAAATGCTGCTCACGAATATGCTGCAACAGTCTCAGACAACAACTACACAACTTCAGTAATGCAAGGCTTGCTATTAGCAATGCCTCGTAAGTACCGTGCACTTAAGAGCAATCTTAAGTTCTACGCAGGTACTGATGCATTCGCTGGAATCGTTCGTAACAACGGTACACTTGCAGATGCAATTTCAGCAGCGTTCTCAGATCGCACTGGTAGCACTCAGGCAAACCGTCAAGCATACCTAGACGGTGGCGCACAAACATTCGGAGAAGCACGTACAACTCGTGTTCTTGGAGTAGACGTTCTAGAGGTTCCTTACTATCCTGCAGGCTATGTTGATTTAACATTCCCTCAGAACCGTGTATGGGGCTTCCAGAGAGACATCACTGTAAACCGTGAATACAAGCCAAAGAAGGACACTGTAGAATATACAGTATTCGTACGTTTTGGTATTCAATGGGAAGAACTAGATGCAGTTGCTTATGTTGACTCAGACAGCGCTGATTCATAATATCTAATTCTTTAGATACAAAAGGGAGGGCAGAATAAAAAACTGCCCTCCTTTATTTCTTATAATGGTATAATTACAAAAGAACATAGGAGATAAAATATGAGTATTACAATGGAAGAATTATCAAAAAAGACAGTTATGGCATTAAAGGCTTACGCTAAAAAAAATAACATAGAATTATTTGATTCAAACACTAAACTTGAAATATTAGAGATTCTTGCTAGTTGGATGCCGTCTGAAGAACAAAAAGAAGAAATAAAAGAAGTAAAACAAAAAGTAGCAATTTATTCACAAAAAAATTTACATATGGATAATCTTAAACCAATTTCAGTGGGGTACAACATAGTAACTAAGGAGGCATCCGAAAAGTGGCTTAATCATAAGGCGGTGCGAGTAGCATCACCTGAAGAGATGGCTTCATATTACGGTAAGTCATAATGTCAGTAGTTCTTCGTATTCCCCCATATCCGCTTTCTGTTACTTACACAGTTCCAGATGAAGCAGCAGACTATATCCTTGTCATTGAAGACGTTGCAGAACAATCTGAAATTGAAGAATTTATTAGTGGCGAATCTGGAGGGGATGCAACAACAGAGGGAAAGATTACATATGAATTATCTGGAGACTTTGTAAAATATGATAAGTCTTATGCAGTGACTGTGTATGAAGATATTGACGGAGAACGTGGAGATATTGTTGTTGAGGATAATCTACAGATTGAGCGTCCATACATAAATCCAATAGAGTTAGCAGCACAAAACAATGAGACATCCGCAACAGATATTGCTAAATATAAAGAGTATGAATCATTAGCAAGAGCAATTATTGATACTATTGTTGATGGTTTTTATTACAGACGTAAATTTTTAGAGGTTGTGGGTCAAGGAACAGACTATTTACCTCTTTGGGATAGAACACACAAAATTTTGAAGGTATACGAAAATGCACAATTAGTCTATGATATAACAAATGAAGAAGGTCCAGCATTAGGAGACTTCAATTACATTATTATTAAAGATAAGAGTGCAATAACAAAAGATCCAGTAGGAGCAGTAGATGCTGTAAATAGAGCAGAAAGACGTCCAGCAAGAATTCCTTTAGGCTCTTCAGATTCTTTTGCAATATTTGATACAGAAGATAGCGGAAATACACAAACCATTACTGGTGGTGTAGGGTTTGCTACAGGAGTAGATTATATTTTCTTGTTAGAAACAGGGTATAAGGTTGTACCTATTGACATTCAAGATGCAATTAAATTACTTATTAATGATATTAAGTGTGGTAAATTAGATTACTACAAGAGATATGTAAAAAACTATAGCACCGATCAATTTAAAATTGAATATGATAAAAGAATGATTGAGGGTACTGGAAATATTATTGTAGACAAGATTTTGTCTAAATATGTTGATAATATTGTTCGTCCTGGAGTGTTGTAATGGATTCATGCGAAGTTACAGACTTTATGTTTCCAATGAAGGCAGACATATACTTTCCAATTCTTCAACAAGGCGATTATGGCCAGCCTAAAAAAGATTGGGTCTATGATAGAACTATAACCTGTAATGCTACCCCAGTTGGTGGTTTAGGAACAGAAGATATTAAACCAGAAGCATTTTTACAATACGAAAATAAACTTATTGCAAGAACGGTAAACGACCCAAGAATTTCTTCAAATAAATCAAGTAATGCAATTACAAATATTCTTATAACAAACATTAGAGATGCAAACGATGTAATTATATATAGAGAAAGTGCTGGTGCAAGATCTGGCAGAGGAACAATTTATGAAGTGGCCACAGTAGAACCATTTACAGGTCCTTTTGGCTCAACAGAATATTATAAAATGTTGTGGCGTAGGACTGAAAATCAGACTGTAGGTGACTAATGATTGTTACTATGAATACTAAGTTATTTGATAAACAAATGAAAAATATTATTAATTATTCTTTTGGATTTTTAGATGGAGTACAAAAAGGTAAAAAAATATTTTTAGAAAACCTTGGTCTTGGAGTAATACAGGCATTAGCACAATATATAGATATGCAGGCTAGATCAAATCCAAAAGCATTACACCACGTTTATGAATGGAATCAAACTGGTAGTCCAAGTTCAAGATTATTTGATTTAAACTATACAGTTAGTAATTTAGGTTTATCAATAAATTCTAAATTTAGACAATCAAGAACTGTTTCAGAAAATATGACAGTTCCATTTTATAATAAAGCAAAAATTATGGAAGACGGGATACCAGTAACAATTTCCCCAACAAAGGCGCAAGTATTAAAATTTAATGGTCCCAATGGAGAGGTTTTTACAAAAAACCCTATAACAGTAGATAATCCTGGAGGAGATCAGGTATATGGAAGTTTTGAATCATCTGTTGATGAATTTATTTTAAAATATTTTAAACAATCATTTATTAAAGCATCTGGATTATATGATTACATTAAGAGGCCAACCCTATATAAGAAAAATCTTAAAGCAGGATCTAGAATGGGTAGAAATAAAGGTGTTGATACTGGTTTTAAATGGATTGCTAATGCAACAATTGGGGTAGAATAGACCTATGAGCATATTAACTGATACTGGATTCCCGCCAACATTTTTAAATGGATATATTCTTTCTGAATTAGCACATTTTAATCTTATTGCAGAAGCAGATCTTCTTAATCCTAGTCCAATGGTTCCTGCACAATTTCCTACTAATATTGAAGACTTATATAATGACAGTATTGTTATTAGACAAACAGAAAGTCCATTGTTAATTGTTTATGATAGATTAATGAGGTTTAGGCCTACACCATTTTATGCTCGTAAAAGAGAGCAACTTATTTATTTCTTATACTCTACGGACGTTGGAAAACTCATAGACTCTGTACGTGTTATTTCTAATGCTCTTGACCGTGAAGACTCTTCTGCTCAAGATATCAATGCCTGGGCAATAGGTAATCCAGTCTTAAATTCACAGGGAGAGACGATTCCATATAATATATTTTTCCATAATACGAGGGTATATCAAGCAGATGAAAGCAGGGACGTAGCAGAATTAGCCTCTGCAAGAACCCTATTTGTAAATAAACTAATTATAGAGTATGACTATCACATAAAAACTGATTCAGATTCTAGATACACATAAATGGCGGTATAATTGGTTTTGAGGAAACACGCCATACAACTTAATATAACACTTTAAGAAAGAGGTGAACACATATGCCATATAGCCGTGGTACGTCAAACAACATTATTGTTGGTGCAGCAGCGCTTTTTGTCGCAGATACAACTTTGACTCCAGGAACACTGGAATCTTTTGATGCAAGTGAATCTTTTAAAGATACACTATCAGACGAAGCAGATTACACTAACATTGGTTATACCATGAACGGTTTAGAATTACAGTTCCAACCAGACTTCGGTGAAGTTCAGGTAGATCAAATTCTTGACGTTGCAAAACTATATAAGCAAGGTATGCAAGTTAATCTTGCTACCGCTTTTGCTGAAGCAACATTAGAAAACTTGCTTCTTGCATTAGCATTCTCCGATGCACAACTTACAGGAAACAAGGCAGCATCTACAGGTCAGACACTTAATCTATCTGCAGGTGAACTTGGAGAATGTCCAGTAGAACGAGGAATCGTTGCTGTTGGACCAGGAACTGGTGATTGTGATGACTCTGACTCTGTTGAGCGTGTTTATACAGCCTACCGTGCTCTATCAATTGAGAACGTAACTGTATCCGCAAAGCGTGACGAACCATCAATGTTTGAAGTTTCATTCCGTCTTCTTCCAGAAGATGTATCAGGATCCTATGGTAAGATCGTAGATCGTACTTGGGGACAATCATAATCTAGGTTTAGATTAACACTAGACCCACCTTTAATTAGGTGGGTTTTTTGTTTTGCCTGTGATAGAATAGAAAGATTATGGCAACAACTGTTTATCAAAATAAAATAATAAAACTTGTTGATGGTACAGAATTAGAGATTGTCCCATTAAAAATAAAATATTTACGTGAGTTTATGGAAGCATTTGAGTATGTAAAAAAATCCAAAAATGATGATGAAGCAATAGAATGTTTAATAGAATGCGTAAGAATTGCTATGAAACAATATTACCCAGAAATAAAATTAACAAAATCTGATGTAGAAGATAGTCTTGATCTACCAACAATTTATACAATTTTAGATATTTCTGCTGGAATTAAAATAAATAAAAAATCAGAAGAAACGGTTAAAAATCAAGCAACTGAAAGTGGATCAACTTGGTCAGAATTAGATTTAGCAAAAATTGAGGCTGAAGTATTTTTGCTGGGTATTTGGAAAGATTATTTAGAACTAGAAGAGTCGCTATCTATGCCAGAACTAATGGCTACACTGTCAAGTCGTAGAGAACTTGAATATGAAGAAAAGAAATTTCTTGCTGCAATTCAGGGGGTAGACTTAGATAAACAGTCTGGATCTAGCAGGGGACAAAAAGAATGGGAAGACATGAAAGCCAGAGTATTTAGTAAAGGACAAACTAAAGATAGCAAAGACATTCTGGCTTTACAAGGACCAAATGCCAAGAAAGCAGGGTTTGGTATTGGTATGGGTATAGATTACGAAGACCTAACAAAATAATAAAAAATAAAGTTAGTCATGCTATAATTAACATAGCCTATGTAGGAGGGTAAATTAATGGCAACAAGCACGTATGAAGAGGTAGAACTAGTTCTTTTGGACGGTACTAAGATTAAAGCAAGACCGCTTAAAATCTCATTACTACGTCCATTTATGAAAAAGTTTGCAGAACTAGCAGAGGTGGCAGAAGATAATGACAAGTCAACGACTGTCCTTATTGAGTGTGTTCAAATTGCTATGAAGCAATATAAGCCAGAAATTGCAGATGATACTAAAAAGTTAGAAGAGAATATTGATCTTCCAACTGTATATAAAGTAATTGAGTCTGCTTCAGGGGTTAAACTGCAAGATGCAAATGCATTGTTAAACACTGTTCTTGCAAATAATTAAATAATGAGGTGACAAATGAGCGATGTTAATGCCAAAATTGGCGTACAAATTGATACGTCACAGGCGTTAGCAGAACTTAAAAGTTTACAGCGACAGTTAGCACTATTCCATTCATCAGTAGCAAAGGGTAGTGCTTCTGCTGCTGCTCAGCAAAGAAACATGCAGCAGAATCTGCTGAATTCAATAAATGCTACTGGCAAATTTTCAGCACAGATGGGTGTTGTTAGAACATCCACAGAATCTTTTACAAATGCCCTTGAAAAAAACAAACTCTCAATGCGAGAGTATTTCCGTTATGCAGGGGGATCTACAAAAACATTTGGAAGATTATTTAAAGCAGAGTTTGACACAATTGGCAAGGTAGCCGAAGAACGTGTAAGAAGATTACAAACACAATATATTAAATTAGGCCGTGACACAAGCGGAGCAATGAAGGCTATTTCAGTAACTCCAACTAGTGTAAACATGAAAGATTATGGCAATCAAGTTGCCATGGCAGCACAGAAACAAGCATTATTTAATCAATTAGTAAAACAAGGATCTACCAATCTTTTAAATTTTGGTAAAAATACACAATGGGCAGGACGCCAACTTATGGTTGGTTTTACAATCCCACTTGCTTATTTAGGAACTGTTGCTGGCAAAACGTTTATGGATCTTGAGGCTCAGGCTATAAGATTTAAGCGTGTATATGGAGATATGTTTACAACAACAGAGCAAACGAATAAGGCTCTGGATGATGTAAGAACTCTTGCAGAAGAATTTACTAAGTATGGCGTAGCAGTTGTAGACACAATGAAAATGGCAGCAGATGCTGCAGCAATGGGTAAGACTGGTGCAGATCTTACTGCACAGGTTGCACAGGCTACAAGACTTGCTGTTCTTGGCGGGGTAGAACAAGGACAAGCACTAGAAACCACTATATCTATTACAAATGCTTTTGGTACTGCAGCAGAAGATTTAGCAAAAAAGATTAATTTCCTTAACGCAGTAGAAAACCAGACAGTTGTGTCTATTGAAGATTTAACAATCGCAATTCCTAAAGCAGGACCAGTTGTAAAACAACTTGGTGGAGATGTAGAAGATTTAGCATTTTTCTTAACTGCAATGAAAGAAGGCGGTATTAATGCATCAGAAGGTGCTAACGCTCTTAAGTCTGGTCTTGCAGCATTAATTAATCCAACCAAAAAAGCATCAGAAATGCTTGCTGGGTTTGGCATTAACATTAAAGCAATTGTTGAAGGTAATCAAGGAAATGTAAGACAAACAGTTATTGACTTTTCAAGAGCATTAGACACACTTGATCCACTTAATCGTGCTCGTGCTATTGAGCAATTATTTGGTAAGTTCCAGTTTTCACGTCTTTCTACTTTATTCCAAAACGTAACAAAGGACGGAACACAAGCATCTAAGGTGCTTGGTTTGACAACAAACTCAGTTGAGCAACTTGCAATTATGTCTGAGCGAGAACTTGGAGTTTTAGAAAATGCCGTTGGAACTAAATTTAAAAAAGCAATACAAGATCTAAAACTAACACTTGAACCAATAGGTAAAACATTTTTAGAAGCAGTAACTCCAATTGCTCAATCAATTGCTGGCTTGTTAGATAAATTTAATAATCTTGGAGATGGCACAAAAAAGTTTATTGTTGTAGCAACTACCCTTGTTGGAGTAATTGGTCCAGTATTGTTGATGACTTTTGGTTTATTGTTAAACGCTGTTGCAAACGGCATTAAGTTATTTGCAGTAATGCGTAGCGGATTTTTAAGACTTGGTGGTAATTCAAAGATCCTTGCAGAACAAACAAATTATTTATCAGTAGAGCAACTAGAGGCTGCAACAGTAGCAGCATCATTAAATCAAACACACACAAACCTTACACAACAGTTTATTCTTGAAGCAAGTGCAGTTAGAGCATTACGTCAGGCATATCTTGAAGCAACTGCTGCAGCAGCAAGATTTGCAGCAACAAACCCAGGAATGATGGGGCCAGGATTTAAAGGTATAAAAGGTGGAGGAACAAAAAAGTTTTCTTCTGGAACTACAGGCGTAGTTGGCGGGGAATCAGGAAAAGATTCTGTACCAGCATTACTAACTCCTGGAGAAGCCGTAGTACCAGAGCCAATAGCCCAAGATGATAGATTTAAACCATTAATTGCAGCACTTGTAAGTGGACAAATTGCTAAATATAATGGCGGAACAACTGGAGTAAAACCAGGTTTAGCATTTGGACATGCGGTAGATCGTAGACAAGTTTCTGGAGCACAAGTATCAGAGAAGTTTAGGCAACTTGGTTTTGGAAGAGAAAATCTTTATACATCCGTTGGTTTTGACATTCCTAAAGAAATGAATGCACAATTAAATAGAACTAACTCAAGAGTAATGCTTGGCGATTATAGAAATGCTCTTCTTGATAATAACTCTTTAAGAACGATGACTTTAAGTCTTGCTAAGAGAGGAATTCCAGATAGGGAAGCACTTAGAGTTGCACAACAAATTAGAGCAAATTTATTAAAGTCTTTAAGTGGTTTGCCAGATGGCGCTTTAATTAATGACAAAATGATTTACTCTAGAATGGGTAATGAAAGAACTGGAATTATGGGTGCACTTACAAAATCAGGAGACCCAATTATATCTACAGCAGCAAAGTCATTACTTGGTGTAGCGTCTACAAGTGCCGTTGGTGGCTCAAAAATTGCAACAAGTAAACTAAAACCAATTGATGATGTAATAAAAGCAGTACAAAAAACTCGTTCAAATCCAGTATTAGTTAAAAAATTAAATGAGTTAAAAAAACTTAATCCAAGTTTACAAATTCCAACTAGTTTAAATAATGCAGGTGAAATTGTTGCTTACAGAAGGCCTGAAATTACTGGTGGGAAAATTACTGGAAATAATGTAATGAATGGTTTAGTTGATGGCAAATTTAGATCACAAAGAGAATTTTTGGGTGGTGGAAGACAAGTTCTTAAAATTACTAAATCAATGAATGATGCTTTTGATAGATTAATTTCTAAACAACCTCAAAAAGAAACTGTTGCTGTTAGAGCAAGAGGAGAGTTTAAGCGTGATTCTCGTGGTAAATTAACTGCACTTACTGGACAAAACACTGAAAGAAAACCAGCATCGGTTGGAACAACAAGTAGAAATGTTGCAGATAATAGAACAACAACTCTTGGTCCAAAAGAAACTGTTGTTCAAAGAATTTCAAGGCTACGTGGATTTGCAGATGCTCCACAAGTTGATACTAGAGGAGTTCCTTTATCTGAGGCTACATCTAAATTAGCAATGGGTCCTAGAGGTTTAATTGCTAAACAACAAGAAGAAATAAAAAAACAAACTGAAGCAATAAAGCAATCAACCCAAGCGACAGACGACCTTGCAAATCAAACAAAAACAACAAAACAAAAATTAACTGATTTTAGTTCAAAAGCAAGCATGGGCATAGGCGCAGTTTCTGGTCTTACAATAGCAGCATCATTTGCTGGCGGTAAATTAGGAGAAATGGCTCAAACCATAATGCCGTTTGTTTTTGGATTACAAGGTCTCGTAATGCTTCTTCCATTACTTGCTAATCCTTGGGTAGCAGTAGTAGCAGCAATAGCAGTACTTGGTGGAGTAATATATAAGATGAATAAAGATATGGAAAAAGCAAGGCAAGAAGGAATTAACCTTGCTAATGCTATGTCTATGACATCTAAAAAATTAATAGATCTATCTGTTATTTCTGGAACAGTTAGTGCAAGCGAAGCAGCAAATAGAAGAAGACAAAATTTAGTTTCTGGAACAGTTGATGCTCAAAGAAAGTTTGGTCAAAATGTAATAGAAAGTGAAGTTGGAAAAGAATTGCTTGCAAATATTGCTACTCAAGCAAAAGCGGGCGGAACAAATAAAGAAATTGCACAAAACATAGCAACTCAATTGGCAACTGCTGTAGTTCAAGGAGCAGTTACTCCAGAACAAGCAAAAAGTATTGCTTCAGCATTAGGAGAACAACTAGGTAGTTATGAAATTCCATTATCAGTAAGCGGAAAACTTGTAACTTTGCTTGGTCCAAATGGAGAAAAATTAGAAAGTGAACCATTACAAGTTGCTCTAGCAATTAAAAAAGAATCAGCAAAAAATCTTAGCGAACAATTTGCATTAGCACAAAACAATAGAAGAAGAGAAGTTACTGCTGGCGGTGGTGGTGCAATTGCAGCAGGAGGACTTGCATTAGCGGGTGGTTTGGCTGCTACTGGTATTGGCGCTCCAATTGCTGCAGGAGTACTTGCTGCAACTGGTGTTGGATTAATTACAAAAGCAGTATTTGATCAAAACACAGCAAAATCAGCAAATGCAAAACTTGACGCTGCTGCTATTCAATTAGGACTTGAATCAATTGTTCAAAATCAACAACTTGTAGACGGACTTAATAAAGAATATGATCTAAAACTTAAAAACGCAAAGACTGAAAAAGAAATTTTAGATCTTCAAGCACAAAGAAAAACTGATCTAGATGCACTAAATACTGCAAATAAACAAACAGTAAATGACGTTGTTGGACTATCAAGTCAAATATCTGCAGAAAACTTTAACAAAGCAATTGGAACCTCTATTGACAATTTGTACAAAGATGCTTCGGACGCTATTAAAGTATTTAAAGATATTGCTAAAGATGAACTAAATGATCTTGCAAATACAGATTTTAAAAAGACAATACAGATTGGTTTTGCCTCTGGCCAGTTAACTCCAAACGCAGTAATTAATCTTTTAGATGCATCTAAAAAAGTACCAGAAATTGAAACAAAAATAAAAACCGTTGTAGAAAAACAAGGGTTTGCAGAAGCAAGCACACTTCTTGAATTAATTGGACAAACTGGAGCAGATGCAAAAACTATTGACTTAATGCTTAATTATATAAATACTAACAAAGTTGATTTTGATAAAGATATAAGTGCTTTAGATATTCTTGCAAAATTCCAACAAAAATATGGAATTAAGTTAGACCTTAGTGTTAATGGAGTAAGTCAATTAACAGTAGCAAATGATGCATTATCAAAAATTTCAACATATCCAGATAAAATAGATATCAAAGTAGTTCAAGAACTTGCTGGTGCAAATCCAGAATTATTTGGAGATGCTTTAAAGAATTTTGATAAATTATCGGGAGGCGATCCTTTAATAAGCAAAACATTGCTTGTTAATTATCGGGTTGGAAAAATGGATCCACAACTTAAAGCAGCAGCGCTAGCCGAATTTAAGAATGAACCTGGAACAGAAGAAGAAAAAATTGCAAGATATATAGCAGAAGGATTTAATGCAGCAACAACCAACATACCAGGCAGTGAAAATCCACCAGGTCCAGGTGCACGAAAAGCCACAGTTATTGATGACCTATTATTAAAACTAAAATTATTTAGAAAAGAATCTGTAAATGCCCTTGGCGGTTGGCAAGAACTTGTTAAACAACTGGGTAGTGGAAAGTCTATTAATGCATTTAAAGGAACAACAAACCAACTACAGGGTGCTGGCGGTAATGAAAGTTTAGTTCAATTTGCAGAAGGGCTTAACGCAGAAGAAGCAGGTCAATTCTTTGACAAAATTACAACTAAGGCAAAGAACGGCAAGTTAGTATTAAATGATTATGGTAAATCATTAAATAAATTATTCCCAACAGTTCAGGCGGGTATATATTTAAGACAACAAGATCAAATTACAAGAGAACAAACAACTCAAAATAAAGCACTTGCAATGCTAAGATCAAGAGGAGTTGATGCTGCTACCGCACTAGAATTAACTGGCGATGCAGCCAACGCAGCAGCAATTGTAAGTAAAGACCTAGACGGCAAAGATTTAGAAAAAATGATTAATAGAACTAAAAAGGCTACTGCTGCAACAAGAGAATTTGAAAAAGCATTAAAGGCTGCTCAATTTGAAGCAGATGAAATGTCAGAGGGTGCAGCAGAAAAACTAAGTGAAGCATTTGACTATGCGTTTGTAGAAATTGAAAGAAAACAAAGAGAACTGTTTAAGTCAACAAATAAAATGACTCCAGAGCAAGTGGAGTTAAGTATTGCTATTGACGAAAGAGCAATTGAAAAAATTCAAAGTCAAATAAATGGTATTAATTCACAAGTTAAATCTTATAACCGTACTCTTGATTTAATTGGTAGACAAGAAACAGTAATTACAGAAACCTATGACAAGAAAATTGAATCTTTAAATAAACAAAGAGATGCTCTTGAATCAATAAAATCATTAAATTCATTTTTACTTTCACAACAACAAAAACAACTTGGCCTTGCAAACGCACTAACCCAAGGAGATATTTCTGCAGCAGCAGCAGCAGCCCAAGAAATGAGATCAGAGGCTGCACAAGAAGCATTAAACAGAATGGGCACTGGATTAGAAACTGCATCAAGTAATTTAGAAGTACAAAAACAAAGAGAGTTGTCTTCAATTACCGCCGTCGTTAATGGCCAAAAGTTAACTAGAAAACAAATTGATGCACAGATTCTTACTTTAAGCGATCAAATTTATAATATTGAAGTAACACAACTTGAGCCTTTACAAAAACAAGCAGATGCAAAAAGACAATTACTTTCTGATCTTGATTTTGAAATTCAAAAACAACAAACAATATTTGAAAAAAGTGGAATGACAAAGGCTGAGTGGAATCTTATACAACAATATGTAGATGCAGCAAATAGAAATGCAGATACCCTTGCTACAGACATAGATGCAATTGCTTCATCCTCTAGTTCTGCAGCAGCCTCGTGGCTATCTATTCTTAAATCTATGAGAGAAGCAGCAGCATTAAAAACATTAGGAACTAATTCTGGCTCTACAAATCCCGCAGACATCGCTGCTGGAATAAAAGATGGATCAATAACAAAACAAAACTTAACACCTGCACAAGCAGCACAGGCTTCTGCAGTAGTTAAATTAACAATTAGTAAAATAAACAGTCAGATTGCACAACTTAATAAACTAACACAAAAGAAAATGTATGGCGGTATTGTTAAATATATGTCATTTGGTGGAGCGGTTGGTTCAGATACCGTACCCGCAATGCTAACTCCTGGAGAATTTGTAATGAATAAGGCAGCATCAAAAGCATATAGGCCATTACTTGAAAGAATGAATGAGTCTAAATACCCTGGAATGCTTGGTGGAGGCGGGATGACTCAAATTCCAGTAAACAACATTACAACATCTATGAATGATAACTCAACGGCAGTGTATAATTATAATTTAGGATTCAGTATTAATGGCTCCAATGGAAGTGCTAAAGATATTGCTAATGCGGTAATGAGAGAAATTAAAAATGTTGACTCACAAAGAATTAGAGGGCAGAGGCGATAATGGCTACTAGTGCTTATTTAACAGGTAGACGCAGATATACTAGACCGCAGGGTATATTGTGGGCAAACAACGCTGGAACCCTCTCCAATGGCTTATACGTGCCTACTGGCGTAGAGGTAGGAGCCTCCACAACAGAAACAGATCCAGACCTCCTAGATCAGTTTATTATTTTATCTGATCATAATAGAGGGGATATGCAATTTAATACCCAGCGAATTGAGCAACGTCAAAGAACTATTAATGGTCGCATGCGTTCATATCATATTGCCGATAAATTAACTATGTCTGTATCTTGGAACATGCTGCCTTCACGAGGGTATTCAGGATTACCAAACTTTAACTCAACAACAGGAGTATCCCCAAGTGAAGGATCTACAACAGAGTACACAGCAGATGGTGGAGCAGGTGGCGTAGAACTTCTTGATTGGTATGAAACACATCAAGGTCCATTTTTCATGTACCTTGCTTATGATAAATATACAAATTTTGATGAAGCAACACAATTTAATAACTTAAATAAATATAATCAAATTATTGAAGTTTATTTTGCAGACTTTAATTATTCTGTCGTAAAGCGTGGGGCAACAAATCATGATCTTTGGAACATATCGGTAACCCTGGAAGAAGTTTAAATGTTTGAAAGTACCGACCTAAAAAATCACTTTGAAACATCTGGAACAATACAAACAGAATCACTAGTTCTGGCTGAGTGGAATATGAATATGCCAGATAATATATTTAAACTTGGCAATTACAGATACAGATCTCAAGAACAAAACTC